TCTCAGACATTTCCTTTACATATTTACGTCCTTTCTTAATAAAATAATACTGCCTTTCTGGTTCCGCAATAGGAGCTTCGCCGGTTATATCGACACTTTCTAATATTTTTTCTATTTCCTCTTTATTTTTATATCCAGACATTTTCATTTTTCCTTTCATCGGTAGTAATGCTCTCATATTATACTTTAGTATAACACGTTTTTCAATGAAAACATCTCTATAAACAAAAATCCCCAGTATTTCTACTGGGGAAAGTTAAAATTATTTTACTTTTAACCGCTGTCCGGCATAGATCATATTCGGATTAGACAATCCATTCAACTGCGCAACCTTCTGGTAGGACGTGCCGTATTTAGCTGCAATACCGGAAAGCGTATCTCCAGACTGGACAGTGTAATACTGTGCGGATGAAGCACCAGATTTGCCATTCACAATATTCTGAATTGTATTGTAGTCATATCCGGCAGCTGAAAGACGATTCTTTCTGTCGTTTCCGTTGCCCCATTTACCGGCAAGAACTTCCTGTGCGATCTGCTCATTTGGTTTTCTGGCAGACGCAGCGTTGATCTTGTTCTGGACTTCTGTGTAACGACTACCGAGAACAACCTTTCTTGTGTCACCGTTACCATATTTGCCAGCTTTCACTTCGTTCACCAGTGTATCTACGGATGCAGAATAGATATGGTCGATGAAGCTCTGCACTTCCGTATACCGTGTTCCAAGGGCGTTCTTGCGGTTGTCGCCAGCCCCGTATTTTCCTTGCATGACTCCAACAACCAGATCGAGCGTGGATCCGCTTGGAGTATTCACTGTCGGTTTCGGTGTTTCTGCCGGCTTGGTTGTGTTTCCTTTTCCGGCGTATTTGTTCCATGCGTCCTTGTCGCCATAGAATTTATCCAGATCGAGATTACCACCCCATCCATTCAATCTACCGCAAGAGCTATACTGCCGGATAGCGCAACTATAAGCTCCCTCATTCCACGGCTTATCCTGATAGCCTGTGGAGTTCATGTCTGCGTACTGTGCAATCCAGAGTCCGTAATTGCCAATATTAGAAAATCTATAGGCTACAGACTGCGAACAGTACAGGAGCGGACGCACGCCTGTTTTCTGATATACATAGTCAAGCCACGATTTACACCATGCAAAGTCAGAGCTACCGAACGCCAGGTTGCCTGTCCCCTCCCAGTCAAGGCATAGGATTGCTTCACCTACACGTTTTCCAATCCTATCAAGGAAGTAATCTGCTTCTTTCTGGTAATCTCCACCAGCCGCATAATGATAGATGCCGAGACACTTTCCGGCGTTCTTAGCCTGTGCGTAAGCTCTTGTGAAATCCGGGTTCACGTAGCCTGTTCCCTCTGTTGCCTTTACGATCACAAAATCGCACGGTACTACACTGAGGTCAATTCCTGTCTGATAACTTGCAATATCAATTCCGTTTAATGCCATAACATTTCCTTTCTACCGCTAACTTTTGGCGGTCAACAAATAGCTTCGTCTGTCTATTCGTCCTTATTCATCTGCTTAATCAACTGGTTCACATAATTACTAAGTCCAGCCACTAAAATTCCTTGTACAATTGCCGTAAAAATAGCCATTGCAATATTTTGTGTCCCTTTAAGGTCGCAAGTCGCTACCACGTAGATACCGCAGATCACAATACCGAGCACTCCGAGGATTGCCGGGATATACTTGTCTGCCACTGTTTCCGTGTTTTTCAGACCTACCCCGACAAAATACAGTACAATCGCAACAACGACCAGTTCTGGTTTTACATAGTTTAAAATCTGTTCCATAGTTTCACTCTCCTTTTATTTAAGTCCAATTTGCATTGCCACAACTCCGATGACGAGTCCAAGGATTGTTGTCAGCACATATTTAACAACCGTTCTCCACATATCTCCGTCTCTTCCCTCTAAGGCTTCAAGGCGTTTCCCTTGTCTCATCTGCTCATTCGCCATGTTCTCCATATTATTAGCGAGTTTTTCCACTGACAATGTAAGCGCCGTATTTTGCTTTACGGATTCTTCCAGCAGCTCAATCCGTCTGTTTTGCCGATGTTCCTCTTCCTGTATCCGTCTGGCAAATTCAGTATGTTCTTCTCTTCCCACATATTCCATGTTCTTCTCTCCAAGCTTTCATATTTTCTCTTAAAAAATACTTTCACGGCTTTGCTCTAATTTCCATGTTATTATCCTCTGCTTTCTTACATTGTACGGAATCACGCTTTTTACGGCGTACTCACATTAAAAATGGCAACAAAAAAGACAGCTCCGAAGAGTCTGCCTTTTGTCTGTTATTCTGTTATAATTTCTTGCCACATCTCGGACAGTAGTTAATCGGTATATTCATTTCCATCATGTTTTCTTCACCGCCGTAATCAGATATCCCAATATGCAGTACACTTTGATCGTCCACTTCGCTGCCAAACAACCACAACTCCAACCGCTTTACCGGATCTCCTTTAGCAAGTACCACCGGACGTGCGCCCAACAGATTGCTCATATCCTTTTTGCCAAAGAGTACCTTTCTGCTACAAAATTCACATTTCTCCATTTTCATTACCTCTCTGATATTTTTATTTTGATTGTATCAGATAATGTAATGGTGTAGAGATTTTCGATGTTTTTCGATACCAGATTTAGAGTAACTTATAATGTGGCATTTTTTCTTTCCACAATATATGTCTTATCCAATCATCTAAGATAACCGCTATTGCTGTTAAAAAGAACCACAGCACCGTGAACGGCAAACATATCTGGCCAAATAGATTTAGTGGCATATTGCTGTAGTCCCATACATTCCAACCTAGCCATATGTTCACAATACATCCGCAAGCAAATTCCAATACGGTAATTACAGTCGCTCCTATAGCCATCTGTTTAACCAGTGGCATCTTTCGGTATTTCTCGTTTATACATCCAATCAGGAAGAACGCTAATCCTCCGACTACAAACATCGTCCAGTGGCTACGTCCTCTTGCGGTAAGCTCGATAAATACATAGATTAGACCACCAATCAGAAACAGAATCAGCGGTCTTAACTTCTTCATGATTTTTGAGCCAACATTGCTTTTAATGGCTCGGACTGGTACGCTTCTGGAATATCTATTCCATAAGTGACTTTTTCTACATCTTCCTTGCTTTCCAGTGAACGGATGTAAATGCGTAGGTCGCGGAAATACGTCACGTGCCACGTCACATAACTCATTGCAGTTGTCGTAATCTTTTCCATGTCTGCATTACTGTAGAATTTACAGTGCTCAGCTTCGTTAGATGTGTGCCATGGAATATTCTCTTCTCCTGCCGCAACCTGACTCTGCAACCCGACAAGGCTTGTCTGATCGTGTTCTTCCAGAGCGAAATGCTCTGTTGTTCCATCTGTAAGTGTAACATCTACACCAGCAGCGATGACTTTCTGCTGCGTTTCATTCATTTCTCCTACTTTAGATTCTTTTGCCTCTTCCAGTGTAGGTTCAATCGGTTCCGGCTCTGGAATTGGTTCTGGTTCTACATATACGCTCCCATCATTAGAAAGAATGTATCCCGTTTCCGTATCCTTATACAGAGTTGTATAATCTTCATATTTTCCAAATACAAATCCTTTTTCTGTAAGTAGATTAAAACCGGACACATTCTTTTCTACACCTTCGATCAGGACATGGTTATCGTCCTGTTTGGTTACTTTACCGGAAACCGGTTCTTTTCCGTCTAAAAAAAGTATATTCATAGCAGATTCCTTTCTTTTTTTTGAGGAATCCTGAACAAAATAGCAAAACGCAAGAAAATTTAAGCAAAAACGGATTTATCGGTAATTCGAGCACGACTATTGCAATAAAAGAATTGCCACATGAGCAGTATTCATATATTTGGACTGCCGATGGAATAATTGATAAAATTAACAAATATTCAAAGGGTATTTTCATTGCGGGCGGGAAAGATGGAATGCTAATTGGTGTTATTCCTGATGGGCGCATGGTGTATGGATATAGATCTGGAACCACATGGAATCTTTTTTACAAAAATCCATAAACAAATGCAGTTACTTGGTAATCCAAACTCCTACAAACATTCCTCTATATACAGAACCTTTAGTTATTGTCACTGTTCCATCTGTATTAACTTCAAGGTAGGCGCTTCCGTATGTATAACTGGAATTTTTTACAACCAAATTTCCAAAAGAATATTTCTTTAGAGGTCTATCCTGCTCTTGCAACGTATACATCACCGTATTTTCTGTTGTTAGATCGGCTCCGTTATATGCATGTAGGATTCTTAATCTTCCATATCTAATTATTTTGCACTGGAAATTCGCTGCATTGAATTCTCCTAATATGCTAATAGGACTATTCAGAATTTGCGTTTTGCTATTTTGTTCAGAATTCCTCCTTTTTTGGTTGATGTGCTGCATATAATATAAAAGCGCACAGCAAATAAGCCCGGACGGAGCCGAGCATAAACATTACTTTTTCTGCCTATGCGCTTAAATATTTGAAATGATGATACCGTACACCTTCTTGATTTACCGTACAGTATCGCATTGTTGTTTCAGATTTTACGTGCCCAGCAAATACCATAGCTTCTTGTAGTGGCATTCCACGATTCAGAGCATTTGTAAGTGCTGTCCTTCTAAATCTATGCGGATGTGCGTTGTCCACTCCAGCTTGCTTTCCAATTCTACGGACGATATCTTCTATTCCAGATTTCGTAAGTCGTTTGTGTGGACTCCTGCTGCCGACAAATAATGCCGGATTATCGTCTTTTCTGCTTTCCAGGTATTCTTTCAGGTACATATTGGTGCGTTCATTTAGGTATACGACCCTCTCTTTCGCCCCTTTTCCGTATACGATCAATTCTTTCGTTCCCCACTTAATATCATTCCGGTTAAGTTTCACGAGCTCGGACACTCTTACGGCAGTACTATACAAAAATTCCAGCAACGCTTTATCCCGAAGCGCTACACATTTTCGTAACATCTTCTCGCGCTCTTCGTCCGTGAATGGTTTCTTAATTCTCTGTTCCACCTTAATATTTTCTACGAGAATCATCGGATTCTTCCTTATTCGGTCACGATCACGTAGCCATACGAAAAAGCTGCTATATATTGCCCGGATATTTTTTAAGGTTTGATTGGATACTTTTCGCACCATCTTGTATGCCCTCATGTATCCAGATATATCTCCAGCAACAATCCTATTTACTGGCTTATTTATGTACGCCAGCAACCGACTAAGTTCATATCGGTAATGGATTATTGTCTTTGGAGATTTTCCCTCTAACGCTTTGCTCATCAGAAATTCTTCCATTTCCGCATTCCAACTTTTATCTACCACTTGTAGTTCCGTATCGTGAACCAGCTCGCACCCGGTAAACACTACTTGCAATACTTCTTTCAGCTCTCTCAGTTGGTATTCGGCCAGCGTAATTTGCATTTTTTGTAATATTTCCATTATTTTTTCTTCCATAGATTTATTACTCCTTTTTATGTTTAGTATAGCAATTGGTTTACTGGTTACAAAATATCATTCTGAATTAAATAGCAAACTAATTGTAAAAATTAACAATGCCGGTGCACATAATTCGATTTACCGTGGTAAATTCTTAGGAAATGCAGTAACACCAACTCAATACGACTCTATAAAAGCTGGTACATTCGAGGATTTGTACATCGGTGACTACTGGACTATCGGCGGTATCAACTACCGCATTGCGGCGTTCGATTACTACCTCAACAGTGGTGATACGAGCTGTACTACCCACCATGTAGTTATCGTGCCGGACACTTGCCTGCACACTGGGGCTATGAACAGTACCAATACGACCAATGGCGGCTATGTTGGTTCTGCAATGTACAAGAGCAATCTTGAACAGGCTAAGACCACTATCAAGAGTGCGTTCAGCGGTCATGTTCTGAAACACAGAATCTATCTGACGAACGCTGTTGCGAATGGTCGTGCTTCCGGCGGTGCATGGTGCGATAGTGAAGTTGACCTTATGTGCGAGCAGATGGTCTACGGCAGTGGTATTTTCTCCCCTGTTTCTGACGGTAGCAATACCCCGGCTAACTACCGTGTAGAGAAATCCCAGTTGCCGTTGTTCCAGTACGAGCCGAGCAGAATTTGTAATCGTGCGACATGGTGGTTGAGGGACGTTATTACCGCTTCCGTTTTCGCCCGTGTCGACAACAACGGTTATGCGGGCTGTGCCGCTGCTTCCCATACTCTTGGCGTTCGCCCGGCTTTCTGTATATCTTAAATTTAGGCTGAATCATAAATAAATTCGATAACCGGAAATTTTATTCTTCATAATATGCAGTAATGGTATCATTACTACTGTTTGTTTTAAGATTTTCTATTTTTGTACTAGCTTCAAAAGGACCAGCTAATGTTGATTGCTTATTCAGTACTGTAATAGTAATAACATTGTTTATTATACAGTTAACATCAGTGCCAGAATTTCTTGATTTCACAAACACATACCCTTTTGCTGGTAATGTAAGTGTACTCCCAACTCCAATACGATGTTCATTGACTGTTTTAATACCTGGTAGCTTAGAATTTTTCTCGGATTTGCTATTTAACTCTTTAACTGCCAGCGCATCCACGAAAAATCCTTTTTCTGTTACAAGGTCAATTTCGTCAAGCGTGACTAATTTATTCGCATAAATATTATTAATTGCTTCTCTTTCCTCATTGATCTCTTTTGCTCCATAAACGCTACCAACCTGCTGATATGTAGTTTCGTCTTGAAGTGACATTGTACCATCATTATTCGTAATCTGCCTATATTTTCTGCCCGTATTCGATGAATCCAAAATATCATCTTTGAAATCCGTACTTAGTGGTCTGTATTCCATTTTTAATTCCTCCTTACACTCTGATGCATGACATCTGACCTAACCGAAAGCCTAACCTACGTTTCTGTTTAGTGGCTATCTGTCTATTAAACCCGTCATATAATTTCAAGCATGCACTTTCTAAACGGTTGAAATCTTCATATGTCGGAGTCGGATTGTTTGCATACCAGTTTTTACGTTCGCTATCATAGAAAGCAAACGTATTATCTTTTATAGATTCCAAATTATCTTCCAAGTTGTTAAATTCTTCTGCATATGGGAAATCTGCATATCCCGTTTTATCATCTCCCATATTTTCATATGGGAAATCAATGTAAAGCGTTCGTGACATTTCACGAAGATAAGCAATGTTGTTTTTAATTCGGTTGTAATCCTCAAAATTGAAGCTATCCGTTGAAACCCAATCAATTTTTGGTTCTTGCCACACTGTTCTTCCTCCTAGTTACCAATCCACCGCCAAGCAATCCAGAATCAAATGTAATTTGAGCTTCTTCCACGACTGCTTTCAAGTTTGAATCATATTTATTTTCCTGTCCAATCGTATCGCCACAATCAATTGCCGGTTCTCCACGATAATCCAGTTCATATTCAATACCAGACGAAAAGTAATCAGCAAGCCATGTAGCAACTTGCTTACTATGTTCTGCATCAGAAATGATAGGATTCTGCCATTCTTTATCCGTACCGCGATTGTTTACCGTCTGAACAGAATATGACGTAGATACATTATACTTATATCCTTTTACAGTTATATTTATCGTTTCACCAATTGCAACACCAGACACAGCAATTTCAACATAATATGCTCCGGAAGATACAACATTTGCCGATTGCCCGCTCTTTCCATCTTCGATACTCACTGTATATCCGTAGCAAGCATCAGACATATAATAAATAGCATTTTCACCGTCATACGTGAGCGTTTCCGTTGCAAGTTCATCTTCAATACTTGATTTTGAATAAAGATATCTAGCAACTTTCACGTTCTTGATTCTATCAAGCTGTGTCCCAACAGGTGTAGAATATAAATCGTCGTACTCAATCCGATAAGACGTTTCTGAACCGATTGAAATATAATCCACATGGATTCTGCTGTTCGGCTCAGTCTCTACAAATTCGATTTCCATCTTGTCGTATTCTGGAAAATCGTATTGGATTTCAAAATCATTTGCGATTCCAGATTGAATTGTCAGTGTATCGCTCAATACATTATCTGCATATGTCCGTATAATAAATTTCTTTGGAAGTTTGTTGCCAAATGCAATGTAAATACCATATGCCTTGTATTTTGCTTCAAGCGTTCTTGTAATGACTGGATTTTTTGTAAACAGACCGTTTTCATCACTGATAGCAGAACTTACATATCCGGTATTCTGGACATCTTCCTTTGGCAGAAATAGCATCTTTCCATCCGCCAACCATCTATTTTTTTCATAGGTTGCAAAATCTGATTTTTGAGTCTGGATATCAACATTTTTTATATCGGAATAATACGTAGTTCCATTTGATGTTGTTTCCATACTCGGTTGAAATAATGAATGAATACGGATTCTTCCGTAACGGTCATAGTCAAGTACACATCTTCCGGCATTTGCTATGATCTTCTTTATGCTTTACTTTTGGAAGCGGATTATGGATAATAACTTTTTTCAAGTAAGTATCCAAATAATAATCATCATTTCCAACACCAGCATCCGTAAGTACAAGAACGGCTAAATCATAAAGTGTAATGCCATTTTCATAATACTGTCCTTTGTAATAGTCATCGTCAATGAATTTCAAGACATCTACCGCCCTAATAGTGGCTTTTTCATCAGATGCACTCCATTCATATACATATAAGGAACCCATCTGAAGCCATTCAATACTACCATTATCAAGTTGGTATCCAATTGTTACATTTAATCGCTGTCCACTTTCCAAGAAGTTGATTTCTGATGCAGGATTATCTACGTTGAATATCTGATTATCATTATGGAGCGTTACACTAAACTCTGATTCCGGTAAATCATCATTGATAGATGAAATGGTTGTCTTATTGCTTGCGTTAAGAATCCATTCATTGTCATATTCCAAACCAAGACCAAATTGAATATAATCAATTCTAACTCTATTGTTCGGGACACTCATTTCAGTAATAATAAGCTCAATGTATGCCGTATTATCAAACACGGTATCTGTCTTGAAAATCTGCTCATTATTTTTAAAATTAACAGATGCACCATTATCAGTTACTACAGAAAATTTTGTAGGATAGCATTCTCCAAATTTGATTGTCAGACCTTTAATATCTGATTTTCCGCAACCAAAATCAAATTTTATATGCATTTCACCAGAAAACAAATCATTGCACGTATATCCGTCAATCCAATATTCATCTGCATTCTCTGGCAAAAAGTACATTGATCCATCAGCCTTAAACATATCCTGTTCGTAGGTTGCATATCTCTTAACTGTATGTTGCCGAAAAAGCGATTTTGGATCAGAAAAAGTAGTGTAATCCGTATTTTCCAGTGCTGCTGATTGTTGCGCTTCTTGATTTATGAGTCCAAGCTGTATCTTCATATACGATTCGTTACGGATTGGACGCTTCATCGATTCTTTATATTCTTTAGAAGTCTGAAACATTTCTACCACCCCGAATCAATAATGTTGACTTTACAGTTTATGTATGCCACTGGTCTACCGGCTTTATCGTATTTAAACACATCTGCCGTTCTGTCACCCGGATACATCGTTAATGTAATCCAGTTGTTTTCAACCATATCCCAGAATTTTACTGTTACAAAGAATTTTTTGAACTCTTTAAGCATATCTGACCATGTTTCTGCATCTAAGTACGCCCATTCTAGGTTGTCAATCTTATAATTGTCTCTTCCAATCTTCTGACCGACAACCTTGTTATTTGCATTTCTGGCTGAATTTACTGCCGTAGTCACTACCATATTGGGATAACGCTTCGGTGCAGGAAACGGCTTGCCATTTACAATTATAAAATTTGATATATGTCTTGCTGCCATTTCCTACCTCCTACGTTGGCGAAAAAGAAAAGCCCGTATTTCTACGCGCCTTTGATATCTGCTTATCCATTCTTTTTCCATCCATATTTACGCTTGTATCCTTTTTAAGAATCAATTTTTGATATTCAATAACTGTTCTTAAAAGTGCATTTGTTTCATCATTCGCCTTTTCAACACCAGAGCTTACACTCTCTACAATCTGATTGTTATTCGCTACAACATGACGATTTCCAATGCTTCCAATATATTCAGAGCCGAATCCGTTTTCATTGGCAACATAGACTTCGCCATTCATTGGGAAGCCACCATTAGCATATCCATGTCCATTCCAGCCACGTGATAAGCTACCATATCTTGATACCGTGTATCGAATAGCAGCTATCATGTTTGACAGCGGATCATAAATATTTTTATTGTATGGTGCAAGTGCATAACTACGGAACGTAGGATCAATCACCTGCATAAGTCCCTTTGACGGAATACCGGCTTTTGCATTGCTATCCCAGTTGTTGATAGCATTCGGATTTCCGCTTGACTCGGACTGCATCTGCATCAACAGACGATTCAGATTTGATTCGCTGTACTGTCCAGTCAATTTCAATGCTTTCTTAGCAAGCTTTCTCCACTGCTCTACTCCGGCAGACGGATTATATTTAACATTCGTACCACCGAAATCGCTCAAAAGACCTTTAATGCTATTCACAGCCGCATCGAATACAGAGTTTACAGCACCTTTCGCCATAGACAGTCCAGGCTCTAGTACACCGGTCAAATCCGTGAATTTGTCAATTGCAATCTGCATAAGCTTTCTCGGATTTTCTACATAATCAAGAATATCTCCCGTGAAATCTTTGATCTTCGCCCAAGCATTACCAAAGAAATCTCCGATACCGCTCTTGAAATGAGGAATATTCTGCATCCGCATCAATGCTTTCGTCTGGTCTGCCGGGAGTACTTTTGTTCCTTTTGGCATTGGTAACATTACATTACGACCTCTAGGAATGATTGTTTTCCCGTTCGGAAACTGTACCAACTCACGGTATGTACTTCCGGTTTGGTCATTAACAACACCAAGTGTGTCATGCGCTACACCATCAGTACCAGTTGCAAAATTCACATACGGATATGTTTTTCCAGATCCTAGTTTTCCAAGTACCCAGTTTACGCCACCAATAACGCCATTTAAGGCATTTCGAATAGGTGATTTGATTTTGTCGCCAATTCCACGAAAATAAGACCCGATATTATCGAAAATGCCAGTTATTCCATTGTAAGCTTTCCGGAAAGTATCCCTAAACCATGTTGAAATAGAACCCATGTTATTCTGAATAGCTGTTCTTTTATCTCCAAACCATGAACCGATATTCTGAAACGCAGATGCAACATAACCTCTTGCGCCCTTGAACTTCGTATTAAACCAGTCAGAAATGTTATTCATATTGGTTTGAATATCAGTTTTCTTCTGACCGAACCAGCCACCGATATCCTGAAATGTATCAGCCACGCGTGTACGTGCATCTTCATATTTTTTTCCAAACCAATCAGCAATATCGCTCTGTGCATTTTTTACATCGGTTTTTCTATCTGCATACCAAGTGCCAATGTCCTGAAATGCATTTTCTGTTCCAGTTCTTGCATCTTGATATTTTTTTGCGAACCAATCAGCAATATCATCCTGTGCGTTTTCTATATCTTCTTTTCTTTTTTTGAACCAATCTCCGATATTACTAAAATTTTCTATTGCCGCTTTGTTTGCACTTTCAATATCCTTGTCAGATAATCCAGACAATTGACTAGGGGATTGATATATCACTCCGTAACCAGCTTCAAAAAACTTGTTATCTGTCTTTTTCCAAAGTTCATTCACCTTATCAAAAATTCCCAAAGAGTCTTTCAGTTCTTTATTCGAAAGTCCATCTCCAAAAATTGCTTCGAAAAGACCTTTCATTATTCCTGTTTTGAAATCTTTCGGAAAGTTAATAAGTGCTTTTTTTAGAGCCTTAAAGAATCCTCCCAAATCCCACGTAAGCCTCTTCCAATCAATGCCACAGATAAAATCAACTATCTTCTGTCCGATTTTCTCCCACGTTTTATCCTCTGCCAGACCATCTATGAAACCAGTAATTGCTTCAAGAAAACCTTCGCCAAAATGACTGAATGTTTCCGCTGTAAGCCCAGCATCCCAAGTCTCAAAGAATCCGGTAATACTAGCAGCCAGTGAATCTCCAAAATCTCTCCAATCAAAATTGACTGCAAATGAATTTTCAGCGTGCAGTGCCGTGTTAATTGAACTGGCGATTGTAGCCCCTAAATCATAAAAAAGACGTGGCGAAATCAATCCATTAAGGAATGTAGCCAAGTCTTTTCCAAAATTATCAGCTTTACGATAAACCGTTTTCCACGGAATACTCTCCATTGCAGAACTCAGCTTATCTCCGAGCATTTTACCGATATCGGTAAAATCGGAGTTTTTGATAGCTTCTTTAAACTTATCAGCCAGTTTATTCATAGAGTTTGGAACTTCTATCGTTTCAAACATATCTGAGATAGATGGACTTCCGCTAGAGCTTCCACCAGAGCCAGAACCACTACCAGAATTGCCGGAATTATCTGCCGGCTGAATGACATTTAATTCATCAATGCCGAGAGTATAATTCTGTAAATCCTTAATTGCTTTTGCAGTATCATTTGCTTTATCTTTTGTTGTATCAAGTCCAGCGCCGTAATCCTTCCATGCTTTTTTAGCTTGTACAACAAAACCTTTTCCGGTAAGCGCAGCCATAAACTGACCAACTGCATTTAGCGCACCGGCAAGCATATCAATGAAAGATTCTATATACGGTCCGACTACATTCACAACCGGTGCAAATGCTACCGCCCACGCATTTTTCAAATATAATAAGGATGAAACCATTCCAGAAATACTTTTGTTATATTCAGAGCTATACTGTACAAGGTTGTCCGAACCTTCCTTGATTGCCTGTTTTATCTGGCTGATAGCTCCAAAAATGGTTGAGAACATAATGGATGAACCTATCATTCTTCCAAATGGCATTCCGTTCCTTTTGTTGCCACCGTCAGAACCGCCAAGAAGCTCTTTCAATGTATGGAACGGATGAATCGCTTTGTTTGCAAGATTCTTCGCATTTTGAATTGATTTTCCAACTTTATCAAATGATTTTTTTACGGAATTTATGTTGTTGGCAGCACCTTTTATACCGTTGACCGCCCGTTTAAAGATATTCGCTTTTTTCGCAGCATCTTCAAATGAATTACCCGCTCTCTTCGCTTCGTCAGCTCCCATTTCAGCTTTGACTGATTTCTGCATTTCCTGATCGTACTGTTTTTTAGCAGCTTTAACTTCTGCGCGTTCTCTGTATACTTTGTCGTACTCCGGATCATATTCCGTTAATCCCTTTGATGCTAATTCAGCCAATTGTTTGTCAAGTTCTTTGATGCGTGCATCAAAAGTATTAACTTTTCCGACGTCAAAGCTTTCGTTCAAGCTATTGGCTAAATCTTTTGCAGAATCATCCAATCCATTAAAAGTTCTCCAAGCAGAATTCCCGAATTTGTCTACAGCATCATTCCAATTTTTAACCCCGTCTGCAACATTTCCGAAAACCGCTTTCATCGCAGACTCATCGTAATTCATTGAGTCCGCAGATGTACTGTCACTTTTAGGCAAACTGCTATCACCAGAATTTTTTATAACATTTCTGTCGACAACAGCTTGAGCCTCTTCATTAACTTCAATGTACCTGCCAAGAGCCTCTGTGGCAGAATCAAGAGCGTTTTCGTATTGATTCATTTGCATTATTTGCTTGTACCAATTTTTGCCACCTAAAGAGTCTGTCCCTTCGAGTTTTATTCTGTCAGAAATTCCTTGTTTTGTATTTTTGTATAATTTTTCAAAGTTTTTAACTTGCTTTCTGAGTTCGTTAGCGCCCATACCAGAAAAATCCAAGTCGAGTGTAGAATCTTTAAATCTATTCTGTAGTGTCTTAAATTCCTGAGCTGGATATTTCAAATCACTTCTATTCGCCCTACCAGAACCATTCTGGCTACGAACGCTACCAGTAAGCTCAACAATTCTTTCCAGACCAGAAGTATCCATACCGGCACCGAAGATATCAGAAAAAGATTTTCCAGTATCAGCAACCCCTTTCAGCGATCCGGTTAAATCACTGGATTCAGATTTTGCTTTTTTAATACCGGCAACAATCTCGTTAACACCAGATATAATGCTTTCATACGCAGCATCTTCCATCCATTCTGGTTTGTAGAAAGAATTGCTTGTCTCGTAGAACTTTTCCAATGCGCTGTTAAGCTGATAAAATTCATCTTCAACATTGTTCGCATCTTTAAGAAGTCCAGGAAACATATCTTTCGCTTCATTATAAAAAGAGTCCAGTTCTATTCCACTTTTGGTAGAAAGTTTCTGTTTCATTACCGGAACTCGGTTTTTGTAAGCATCACCAAGAGATTTAGCTGTTTCCGGCGTAATCTTGATTTTGCTTGTAGTCTTAATCCAGTTGTATAACTTCTGATATTCTTCAGAAGTGGATTTTGCTACAGAACCATTTTTAGCAGTAATCTTTCCAAGTGCTTCAAGATCAGTGCTTAATCCACTATAGGATTTTCCACCATTTGCAGACAAGCCACCAGCAATCTTCTGTGAAAGTTCCCGAACCTGTCTCTGTACTTCCGGAGTGGCTTTATTGAGGTTGAAACCACTGATAAGTTCATCTGCCAGTTTCTTACCCTGACTTCTGGCAGCTTTATCCATAGCATTTCCAGAGAACAATTTGTCTACGTCAACGTTCTTGAAAGAAATACCGCCCTGCGCCATTACCATGAACTTTTCCAGTGCTGTAGCTGCTCTATTTATTCTTCTTTCCAGACCAGACAAAGCTCTGTTCGCCCGGTTGGCTTCTGCCTCAACAACTATCTCTAATGAATCAATTTCGTTTTCAGACATCTTACTCTCACCTACCTCTTGCTTCGTTAAATGCTTTTGCGTATGCTGCGAAATTTACGGATGCAATCTGCGTATTTTCCTCAATCGCTTTCTCAATCTCTTCCTCTGTCATTTCCAACTCTTCCGTGAAGATAAAGTTCTTTGACGGATATTGAGCTTTGGAATCCAGAGCACAACCAATCGCCTTTCCAACATAGATTCCAACCATCCATGCGGAAATATCTGCCATTCTTGCTTTTTCACGTTCTTCCCTATCTTTTTCTTCCTTATAAATAAGAAGAGCTTTGGGAGTCATGTCCCAAAACTCTGCATAGGAAATACCGCAACGTGCAGCCATCGGCAACCAGTATTGGTAAATATAATCCGTGTAACTGGAAAAATGAATTATTCTTCCGCTGTTACTTCCTGTTTCTCGTCTGTTTTCTTCTTCTGGTTCTTCTTCGGTTCTTCCGTTTCCAGACCCAGCATCTTTTTGAAAAAATCAGACTGTTTAACTGCCTCCGCAAATGCATCGGTAATATCGAACATAGAACCACCACCGAGAATATGCTGTGTAACAACACGCTCTGCCTCGGCACGATCACATTTCAGTACTACACAAGTAAACGCCATAGCAATAAGAGTCATCTGACCTCTTGAAAATGCTTCTGTGATTGAAATTCCCTGACTTTCCATGTGTGTATAGTCACCGAACTGTAATTCCGGTACGTTGTATGTCTTGTTATTGATTTTCACTTTAACCATATCGGTATCTCCTTTTAACTAAAAAATAGGAAGCCTGTTACGACTTCCTATCCTGATTTTTACTGCATATTACCCGGCAAACTGAGTAGCAGCATCTTTATTGTAAACTTCTGTTGATGGCAGAATAGAAAGTGTCATTTCTCTTGCTCCGTTTACGGCACCCTCGTTTACGAAAATGTCATGCTGTCCTTTCCAAGAGAACTTTCCGTCTTTTCCATCTGCGCCAAAATCAAGCTCATAAATCTGATCTGTATTGGCTGTCTTTTTGATAGCGTCAAACTTTTCCTTGTCATAGTTACAAGTAAACTGCATTGCGCTTACGGACTGTACGCCCGGAACAAATGTCTGCGCATTGTCTTCCAGATCAGTAGTTTCAATTGTTTCTCTTTCTCCACCTAACTGCGGATAGCTTTTGATTTTGCATAACTGTGCAAGAGCTGATGCAGTAGCACCGGCTTTAAGTACAGTGTTAATTGTGCTCATTCCAGCTGACATATTATCTTCCTTTCTACCGCTAACTACCAGCGGTCAGCGAATACCTCCAATTGGTATCCGGTGCAAATTTAAAATTTCTCTATTTCATTCACTGATGATACAAGACGGTTGAATCTTGCCACCATTCGGTAAATATTCGTATCTGATGGATTTTCAATATGCTTTGGACCGTATGTCCGTATGTAACCCATCTGTCGCATAGCATCACAACATTGATTTATGATATTCTTCGCTTCTGTGATATTCTTGTTTGAATAACACTGAATCTCAATTACTGATTTCACAGCGTTCTCACTGTTTTCCAAATCCATGCAAGCATCTTGATTGTCAATCTGGACAACCGATACTGCTGGAAATGACGGAGGGGACTTGCTGGAATAGTTTGATACATTCTTACAAGTTTCTGCCACATAGGTTTTTATGTTGGTCAGAACTCTATTTGAAACGTCAATCATTTCCAAATACCTCCCTTGCTATTTTTACTATTTTATCTCGCATTTCTACGCTGGCTTTATACATTGGCATACAGGCTTCAATACCATGAGTGTGATACCACTTGCCACCCTCTTCTTTTTGATACCACCAGCCATTAGGGTCATTCCAGTGTCCTTTTCCTTTTTCTCCATCAGAATAAGTTCCTGGTCCATACCCCAATTCACTTGCTTTTGGATTTTTCTCACCAGAATTAGCAACCAATCCAGTTCCAAACTCAAGGAAAAGAATAGCGTTGCTTTCAACAACAACTGCAATCTTTGTAACTTTTCCATCCGAGTCATTCTCAATCCTCAAACTTCCTATGGTTTGTCCGGTTTCTATGTGTTCAATCAGTATTGATTTTGCTTTTTGCAGTCCTATCTCCGAAAGCCTGTAAACAAATTCCTCGCATTTATCATTCAGACTTAATCTGTACTTTCTCACCTTTTCAGCCAGCTCGCGGAAACTTCCTGGAGATAACTTAGCTGTGTATCTAGGCATTTTTCGCCCTCACTTTCAATGCGATAACCAGTCCATTTATTCCATCTGCAATACCGGCAACAGTATAATCAGCAGAATCCTTATCCACTGTACCATCTGCATTCAGAACCGGTTCAGATGTCCACACAATTGATTCCTCTTTAATAGGAAGCTTCTCGACCGTAGATGCCGTTCTGGTGTAGTCCAGATTTGTTCCAAACATATCAGCATAAGCGTTTCCTCTACTTGCAGACAAAGAGGCGTAAAAAAAAGCCGGGGGACTATAACCGTTGTCATAATCTCCCGTTTCATCCCCGTTTTCATCAAGAATTGGAATGTTTTCAGTGTAATTGGAATACCATAATTTCTTTGTGTTTCTTTTCAGATTTCTCAATATACGCCACCCTCCACCGTAAATGCGTACCCCTGCGACCAAAATGGTCACGCACAATCTTCTTTTGCAACTTAACCCAGTTGCCGGGAGATAATCGGATCACCTAACCTCTCTTAAATCAGTGCGCATATAGCAACAACTCCTTCAAGACACGTGTTCCGGTTCGCCCATGCTCGGCTGCCGGTATTATCGCTATGGGAAAGCTCTCCCTCAGCTCCAATCTGGTTGTAATCATACATTGCAAGGTTGCGGATATTGGAAAAATACTTCTCCATATCCTTATTAACAGTGTCATCTGTATAATTATCCGGGTAATTCCGTATTTTCTTTATTTCTCTATAGGCATTTTTGACTTTCACAAGGAGCATGGACAAATCAGCTTCTTCTGAAATACCAAGCTCTGTTGACAGTTCATCGTATATTTCGTTTACTAATTCATCCATGCGATCACCTATTTCTTCGGAGGCCTTCCGACCTTTGGTTTCGCAACCACCGGTTCGGATTCCTCTACTTTCTCTTCTAATTCAACTTCTTTCCATCCACACGCAAGAAATGCGCTTTTCTGGATTTCAGAAGCGACAGTTACACGCTGTCTATCTTCTTTTTCCAATGTATACATCAAGTATCACTCCTACTCTGTCGGATCTTCACATACACCGATAGCGTCTTTCTTCTTGTTAAGTACGAATGCATCATAGCGGACACGTCCCTCAACAAGGTATCCAGAAATACCAGGCGCATCATCGTGAATCTTGTACTCTGCAAGCTTGATTGGTGAAGGCATAACAATCGGATTAGTGATAATAAAATGTACTTTTTCCGGGAAGTAAGACTTCGGAGCTTTTACAAAGTAAACACCATCAACTTCTCCAACAAGACCATTAATAGCAATCTGTGTAGCCATATCGCCTTTTTTGGTGAATGCTTCATCCAATTTCAGCATATTGTAGTATCCTGGTGTACAAATGCAGATTCTTCCACCAGTCGGAACTTTCTTGTTGTCAAGAATTTCCTGAACTGCAAGGAATTTTTCATATGCATTGGCTTTTGTTACTGCTGTATCTTTTACGATGTTTCCAGCATCAGCACCGGCAACAAGCTTGGCAATACGGTATGTATCAATTTCCGGGATAACAACTTCATCAATCTGTCTACGGAGTGCGGCACCAGCTTCCATTGTTCCCATTGTGTCATCTTCACTCTTCTTATCGATTGTGAATGTGAATGCACGGTCTTTTGCAAGTGTCATTTCCTGCACTTCATTTCCGAGTTCTTCTGGTGTTCCATATCTGCTTGCGCCCTCTGTAGTGTAATCGCCCATTGCTGCTGTTGGCATAGAGTATACTTTTACAGTAGAGACTCCAAGCCATTCAAATGCGTAGTTTACCAGTGAAGAGGTAAGCGCACCGAGTTTAAATCTTTCATCCACCTGCTGTGAATATTTAGCTGCGTAATTTACTGCCATCTTAAATTCTCCTTTACTAACTTTTGGTAATCAGCGAACACTTCTTTACGTGTCCGGTATCTTTAAGGAAGATTAACCATTAAATCCTTTCAGGAATGGATCTTCTTTTCCATCTTCTCCCTGTCCGGCATTAACCGGCGGTCTGCTTTTCTGCCATTCTGCCTGTGCAGCCTTAATAGATGCATTATTGAATTTCTTATAAAGCTCTGTCACTTTATCGCTTTCTCCAGCAAGTTCAGCTGTAGCGGCTTCTTCTGCCATTTCCTCGGACATTCCAATCGCCATATAACGCTTCTGTGCATCAATCTTGGCAAGCTTTTCTTCAAGCTCTTTGGTGTGGCGTTCTTTTGCTTCTTCGGCTTCTCTCTTCGCTTCTGCTTCCTGTTCTTCGGCTGTCTGCTTAGCTTTCAGCTGTTTACGGTAATTAGCAGCTTCGGAAGAAGTTTTATTGTAGTCGTTCTGAAGCTTTGCGTTTTTGGCTCTTTCCTGTGCAAGTAATGTCTGCGCTTCTTCAAGAGTCATTTCATGATCTTCCGGCTTGTTTTCCGGTTCCTGATTCTGCTGTACCTGTCCCTCAAGGTTTTTGTTTTCTTCCATAGTTATCATGTTCCTTTCTTTCGCGTTTAGAGTTCTCTCTCATCAGTTACATTTCGCGATTATAGACTTCTCTGTCTTCCGCGTTTGGTAAGGCACTTCTCTGTGCCATATGAAAACAGTCATGGTTTTGACCGTAATTTCTATAAATAAATAATTGAGCACCGGCAATTGATAATCTGATTTGCACTCGCTCCAAGCGAGGTATCCTTTGGAAATTGCATCCACGAATTCCCAACATGAAAAGCCTGTCCAATCGGAATGTATTTCCCATTGATTTCTCTGTGGTCTTTCCTTGTTACCTCATCCATAATAGATTCCCACCGCTTCATGGTTTTGCCGGAATTAACAGCCTCCATATATCTTGCGTGGTTAATTGCCGTATTTACTTCATTTTCAGCCATAAACCTTGCTCTATCTAATGAATAGTAGTAAGGCTCATTCTTGTGGCTTTTCGTGCTGTCTATAACATCGTAAGAAAAGCTCTTTGCGTGTGTTTCCAAGTATTTATCTACGTCCGTGTACTTTCTAAGCGTTTCTAAATAAGAATCCTCAATTTGATTACGGATTGGCTCATAATCTGTTTTGTTCGATTGAGCCATTGTAAATAGCCACGCCATAGTAGCAATGAAGTTGTTTTCTAAATCTTCTGCCATATGGATTCTTTCTGCTTTGTCCTCTTCTGGAATATTCATTTCACCGAAATACTGTTCAAATGACATACTCCGTTCATTCGTAACCAGAGCATTCAATTCATCAAAACTAAGATTCGTGAACATCTTCATCACCGCCATTATCGGTATTCATTCCATCAAGAATCGGGGAATTTCCAGTCTGATCAGATAAGTCAGAGATCGTTCTCTTCTGTGTCTGCTGTTGCGTATCATCTTTCTTAATCAATGATTTCTGATATTTTTCAATCATATCTCGGCTATCAGCCCATGCCTGAGCGACATCCGGGAACAAGTCAACCTGTTCCATAGCAACACGACCATTCACGCCACAATTTATCATTGCAACCATCGAATTAACCTTTGTAGCAAGGTCATATGTCTTATTTCTGATGAATTTTGGTTTCACGTCCGAATATTTCAGCTTTAGAAGCGGACTATCATACGGCGTATCTGTAGATGCCTTGATAGCAGCTAATTCAAGCTTTACGATTTCCGCTTTTCCACGGCGCAAAATCTGTTCTTCCTTGCAAGCACTGTTTTCCGCAGCGCTCCAACCAGAAGACATATTCATAGCAGAGCCGGTAGAACCACCGCAGGGGTCTGTTTGAATCGGTACATAAGCTCGCTGTAAAATCGTGTTTCTCTTGCTTACGATATTTTCCTGCACACCGGAATAATCAAATGTACTGGAAATAGCTTTCAGTAGTGGCGTACCGCCGTTTCCGGTATTGTTAGCAATAATCCACTGCCCTCCAACCGGAGCTTGTGTTTTACCGTTATCATCTTTCGGCAATTCAAATCCAACGCCGAAGAATACTTCCTGCGTAGTCTGTGCTACCGCATTGGCAAAATCAGATACTTCTACGTTCAGAGCATTCATGTCTGAAATCTGACGTTCAAAGCATCCTGTTCTATCTGTAGCTCGATTAAATTCCACAATCGGAATCATTTTCAGTGGATTGATTTCTCCACTGTGTTGCATGAATGACCAAGGATTCTTAGGCTTCTTTCCATTGGTGATTTCACGCATGTCTTTAATTTCGTATCTTGTGTCCGGAGTGAACACGGTATAATAAACTGTTCCGTTCTTTGTTCTGCAGAAAGTAACACCGGCAAGTTTCTCTTGCAGTGCCGAATTACGGTAAATGCAGAAAGTAAATAACGGATTCAGCGTTACCAAATCAAACGGGCAAAGTCCGTCAAAGTTGCGCTTGATATCGACAAACTGATAGCCAACGCCGGTAATCTCAACAAATCTTCCAAGCTCCTGATCTTTGGAGAATGCATATTCCGCATCGTTAAGCTCATTCAACATAGAAATCGAATCATCCTGGAAATCATTTTCCTTTTCAGTTGATTTCTTTAAATCCTTATTTCCACGCTGAACATATGTAATTGGCTGTCCCCACACATAGCCGAGTTTAAACTCTGCAATCTGGTTTGCTAAGTTATCAGATACCTTGATATTTACTTCCTTACGGATAATTTTCTTTCTAACAAGTGGCTGAATACCTTTTTCGTATCGCATCAGAAGCACCATATCATCTACATTTTTCATGTGAATCATCATCGCTTCTTCCAACACCTGAAAGATATTCTCGCTTGTAATCTTTGCAACATCCGTATAAATCCGGCATCTGCCAGTCAGTTCCGGATACGCAAACACTTCATTGTCCTCAGACACCGAATTTCACCTACCTTTGCATAAAAAAAGAAAGAGCTTCACGTGATAGCGGCACGCAAAACTCTTTATTCATGAACGAATTACAATTTCTTCGATTATAATTATATAGTATTTTTTTATGCTTTTTATGCAAGTTACTCTGAAACATACTTTTTTATTCTTCTGGACACTACAGACTGATCGAGTCCAATTTCCATAGCAATTTGCTGTTGAGACTTTCCGTCTTTTACACATTCCAGAATCATCTTATCTTCTAAATCGGCACAATCAGCAATCAGACGGTCAATTCCAATCGTAAGATTTTTCAATCGGTCAATATCCTCTTGCACTTTAATTTCCATTTCACGGCATTTCTGTTCCCACTCTTTCATCCGTGCTATTTCATATTCATTGCATCCGCTGACACTGAATCCCCGTGGCTCATACGGGAACTGAGGATTGGATCCGTAAACTTTCCCGGCATAGCAAGACGGACGTTTTTCTATGTAATCAGCAAGCTTCTGTTTGTCCTTGTCAAGGAGGACTCCAAGCAATTTGTAATTTGCAATATCTTTTCTGGTGATTTTCATTTCTGTGTATCCTCCTTAAACTGGGCTCTGGATAATCTGCGCTGCTCTTACAAATCCAGTAGTAACAAACAATGCGAAACTTGCTAGCCCGTCCGGCACGTCATCATGCGGATTTTTACCGCGTACTGAATAGCTGAGCAAGAATCCCATCATCTTTCCGTAGTCCTCTTTTGGTTTGTAATTCTCTCGGTCACGGAATAGTACGTGTTTCTTTACCCAATCTGCATTTACAATAATTTTCGTCTCTTTGTTGGATTCCGTATATTTCGTAGTAATGTTGCAATGACCGCCCTTTTGCTCAACCAGTTTGCTTACTTCCAGTGCTACACGATCACCACCATTGTTGCTTTCAAACTGGCATTGTTGCATACCAGTATTTACAATCAAATCAGACGTTCGCTCATACTGAATTCCATAATTGGAATTATCATCACATACACATTCTGTAAGGTAGAAATCATTTCCATACTGTAGCATACATGGTAAAAACAAAAAGTCTGTACCTTTATTTTTCGTATCGCATATGCCCCATACGGCATCCGGTTCCGTAATAGGAAGCGTGATGAATCGTCTAAGTTCTTCGTCCGTATACAGAAGTCCTTCACGTTCGATAGGCTCATTCTTGTACAGGCACTTGTAGGAGATTTCATCCATTGTTCTTTCCTGATCGTGGAAGAACTCAACACTGAATCCATTGTATTTGTAATCAAAGTTTGATTTTCCTGTTACCGGATCAATGTCTGGAACAGCAATGAATTTCGCTCTATCATCTCCGTCATAAATATCTTTCAGCCGACCAATAACATCATGCACGGACCATCTGGTAGCAATATGGATCTCCTTACAGCCGTCCATTTTTCGCTGTTTAGCATCAGTACCGTAGATTCTCCATAACTTGTCCAGAATATTTTTATTCAGTGCTTCTTCGATACCACCAATCAAATCATCACAATACAGGTATCTGTTGGCGCGGACCTTACCGGCATTCTTACTTCCTACAGATGTGCATTGGATATTTGAGAATGGTTTGTATTTGTTGAAGTTGATGGTTTCTCGCTTAGCATTGGTGCTATGAAATTTCACATCTGGAAAAATCTCTTGCCAGCAATATTCATCTGAATTCGTTGTGATATCCATTACTCCGTCATAGAACATTCTGGTAATATCTCCACTGTGCGAGAAAAACAAACTGAAATCGTCCGGGTGTCTTCCGATTATCCATGAACAGAAAAACTTTTCAAGAGTAGTTTTCTGCGTACCCGGTGGCATGGAAATTGAAAGAATATCCAATTTATCATCTTCCATGTCCTGTAGAGATTGAATCAATCCATGCTTATTCAATTGCTTTCTTTTTGGAGAATAAAAACGATCCTGTTCTAATCGCTTTCGCTCAAGATAGAGCAGATAGCTGTCAAATAAATGTGGCGCTTCAAATTTTAACGCCTGCCAATACAAATCCTCAAAACGTATATCTTGATTCTGTATAAGGAGCCTTTGGGCTGATAATTTGACCGCTTTCGAGAGCTTCAGACAGTATTTCAGATAATCATGGCTATCCTCATACATATTAAGACATAACTGCATGATGTTATCCCAAGTGCTATATTTAGTTGAATCCTGCATCTTTAGCGCATTGGCTAATCTTTTATACTCTCTTAACTCCATGTTTCTCCTTAAATCAAAAAAAGAGCCAATATCTGCGATTTCTCACAAATATCAGCTCTGGCTCTTAGGCTCTGGCACTAATTATTTTTAAATTCAACAATTCCATTCTGATCAATGATTTTAATTTCAGCTCCCCAATAAGACTTCACATATGATTGCATTCCTGAAATAATATTTCTTAGTTTTTCATTTTCAATCAATAAAGAACTCATATCATCTTCAAGATTGGCAATTTTTCTTTCCCATGAATCTTCCCATTCTTAATCACTGGATAATACGCTTTCTTACAGTGCTTACACCAAATCGGCGTATTTTCAATATTGGAATTTTTCTCTATCCGCTGTCCAGTCTTGTGACCGGCCGGACAGTAATACCAACCATTAACAATCATATTATTCCTCTGTATAACAGGTGTTTGTAATCTTTCCGTACACATCTTCATACAACTCCTGTTTGTCACCATTGTATGTGTACTCTGCATAGATGCCATCACCACTGACGGTAGTAGATGCAAGGCACTTGTAATTCTGCAAAGTCTTACATGACCAAACCACAAACACATTGCTTAAATCAATAGGTGTCTCTGGTCTGTTCTTCTGATACCATTCAACAAGTTTCTTTTTACATACACTCTGAAAGTGATTCATTCCTGTGATAATCATGATTAATCCTCCTGTTCCCATCCATCTTGAATCATTTTAGGTTTATACGCATGTTTCGTATATCCTTGTCCATTGCAAAGGTCGCATTCCACATCGTAATACTCGTAATCATCGCAACATTCCCAGTATTGAGCTTTATTGCGCTTCTTTGTGATTTTTCCAGTCCCACTACACTTTGGACATTTATGGATTTTATTTCCCTGTATTTCTTTTTGCAATTCTGCTAAAGTTGTATTCTCTCCATAGGTCTTACACAATCTTACAGCATCACATATCTTCATCGTATTCTCCTCGTTCTTCCATAAGTAAACAATCGAAAGTGGTATATAACAACACGGTTGCCATTCTTCAACAGTTTCCTTTGCATCCTCGATTGTTTTGCATATCCAAATTGGCGTACCGTTCAATGCATTCACTATCGCATACTGATAATCCTTGTATTTATTCCTTGCATCTTCAATCGTCAATATATCAGCATTACACGAAATATTATTTCGACTGCATCTCAGTAAATCGAAGATTTTTGCTAAACTCATAAATCGCCTCCGCTGCTATCGGTTCTCTGCCAATGAAAGAACCATCACCACAATAAGCACTGAATGCAATATTGCCAACAGTTACATTTGAGAAAAGAGAAAATGGTATCACTCCAAGTTGTATTACTTCAAATTTCGGGATAAATTCATCCATTCCACATCGGCATACTGAATGAAATTCTAGGAATCCAGTTACTTTCTGTCCTGTTTTCTCAACATAAACCGTTAAAGGTTTGCACACTTTAATCATCATTTTTTGCTACTCCACAAACACCCAATCTTCCGCAAGCATATCTGTCTGAGACGGTGTCCATGGCACTTTATTTTTAGGCGCATAAGGATTTTCTGTCTGTAATCCAGTAGTGTTGATATATATGAACGAATGCGTCATATAATTGAATGCTTCAATAGTTGTTCTTGCTGTAACTCTGTCGTATTCTTTCACTTCTTCACTTAGTTCAGAATACGGAATCATATCCGGGTGATCTGTAACTCCCTGTTTTTTCTTTTCTTCCCACCATGCGTTATGCACTGCTTCTGCAATAGTTTCAAGATTGACTTCTGGCGAATACATTTCCAGATAGATTCCTTTACCATTCCAACCTTTACGAGCTACCTTAAGTCCTCTTTTCAGATAACGGATAGCATCATCAAAGCCAAATGTTGACTGACCGCCGAGAACACCGCAATTCTCTTCATCAGCAATCATCCAATCGTCTCTCTGTGTGTGCATGAAAGTATATTCCACTCTCTGCGTTTCACGGATATCAAGGACTTCTCCCTGTCCTGCATCAGAATCTTTAGGTCTACAATGAATCATAATCGTCTGTTTTTCGTCATCCCAACACCAGTAACCGTTCCATCACGGAAGTTTTACCTTTGCTCCATGTTTCATTGCTTCAAATGCTTCTTTAAATGTCATCGTTCATTCTCCTTTCTACAAGCCCTCTCGCTCCGCTTTCCATTTTGCTACTCTATCTTTCATGATTTTTCTTGCTTTTTCTTGAGGCATATCTTTTGGAAATGTAGCAACTATCAGAATTCCGTACCCATGTCCCAAAAGTTCTCTTTTAATTTCATTTCTGGCAAATGAATAAAACGGCTCGCCCCAATAGATGTTTCCCAATGTTTTGTAATTAAACTCCGCCTCATAACATAAAACAACATCCTCATTGACACCACATTGAATTTCGTCTGTGTCGTATTCCTCAATTATAGCTGCGTCACTACAATCTCTTTTCTGACTATTCAGCATTGCACATATCTGTTCAGCTTTCTCTCTGCTTAATGCAACTGTTCGAATGCAATAATCAGAATACTCACCAGATGTAATTACATACACTTTCATTTCATCACGCTCCTTTTTCTCGAAACTGACATAGCCGGACTTGAACCGGCAACCCTCCGGTTAACAGCCGGACGCTCTACCATTGAGCTATATGCCAAAATGCAGAGAACGGTCAAGTAAACTCTGCATTTACTGAATTGAAGTATTGTTTTAAACATGATTAAGGCTTCCCTTTATTCATCATGGTAGAAATCATATTCAGCCAGTGTGACGATAAGTCTGAGCGTCCAGGAGCGACCCTTGGCTTCTTATCGCTATCAAAGCACACACGGGATTGATACCCATAAATTTCACGGTTCTTTCAGATTATGTTTTCGCCTATTTGCATTTCCTTATTCTCTTATGCTCATATCGAAAGATTGCTTTTCAAAACTGCCATACCGCTACTTTAACGAATTTCTTGTGTTATACTCCGATTTCTCAGATTCAAGGCAAATCAGCTTATTGAGAATTTCCAGTTAGTCCGTAGTCTCTCACACCACTCACATCACTGGATTATTTCTGCACCGCAGACGTCTATTTTACGCTGACCACAAGGATTCTGCATTTGATTTCTCTATGATGATACACTGCACGGCGTTGTTGATGGTTTCCATCTTCTCCAACAGAATCGCTTCTACCGGAAAAAATCAGTTGATCCAGTATCCCGAACCAACCTATCTCATCACCAATGCATCTCAGCAGGACTGAAAAATCCATCTTCACTGAGTTAATCGTGTTTAAAAGCTACCGCCCGGAATCGAACCGGGAACCTGTTGATTCGTAATCAACTGCTCTATCCAATTGAGCTATGGTAGCAGATAGTAAATGCGGTTTTTATGTGATTTACTACCAGAGATGCGATGGTTGTTAATAGTTCCTTGTTTCCAAGAACCGCAAAACTTGAAAAATAGCGGATGTCGGGGTTGAACCGACTTTTCAAGATCATGAGTCTTGCGTGGAGCCGTTCCACTAATCCGCAGCGCCGTATGAAGGAGTCGAACCTCCAAGTCGAATATCGACCGAATGCTTAGCAAGCATCTCCAATACCATTATGGGAATACGGCATACTGGCTGGATGAATCGTCATTCAATTACGCCTCTGACACAGAAGAACACCAGCCATATACAATCAAAACAAGGGGGATTAAATCATTCTTCAAGGCAACACGCTTGAAGAAATTGGTGGAGATGGAGTCGAACCATCCGAATCCGAAGACATCTGATTTACAGTCAGAACCGCTACCACTACGGGATATCCACCAATGTCGAAAGTGCGTTTTTACTGAACTGTCACTTTCCATAAAACAGGTTCCGTGATTTTTCATGTACGCGTCCATTACTATGCTCACGTTCGGCTACAGCCTGTGACTGTCAATATCTCCGCAAAGATACTGGGTTGAATTCCAACTCGCTAGAAATGCCATGCGAAAACTAGCCAAGCATACTCTAAAAGTCAGGCTATCAGCTGTTGCCTATAACTTCACCCTCTGCTCTTCATCGCTGATTATTATGACCTCCACGGCTTTTTTACATAAATTACTTGCAAAATTCGTCAATCTTAAAAGCAATTCATGCTGAATGCCAAAGAATGGAATCGAACCATTTCCTGTCAGTCTTGTTGTCGCGCGCTTCTGACCGCTCTTTCCAATGAGCTACATTGACTTAACCGCCATCTGACGGTTAGCAATAATATTTATCGTGCCATGCAATGCACTATGCGGTTATTTAAGGTTCATATCGTTTTACCGCCAATCTACACGCAGCTCTTTTATTCCTCAAGCAGTAGTTGGAGATTTTAGAGTCTTTACTGACTATTTTCCATCAGTTACTACCGTGTCTGCACCTTGAACAGTTACCCAGCCAAATTTGTTTCTTGCCTCAGCTTCTTTCATCCGAATCAGCTCATCCGTAATCGAAGCACTGATGATTTTATTTGACTCAGCTTCAGCCTGAGCTTTCGTAATCTGAATCTGTGCATCCGTTTCAGCCTGAATCTTCTCAGTCTCTTTCTGAACCTTGATTTTTTCCTGTTCAGCTTCTGCTTGCTGCTTTTCTTGTAATGCAGTCACGCGATTATCAATAGCTTCTTTCAGTTTCTTGTCTGGGTGAACATCAATGATTGATGCATCCAGAACTTCAATTCCGTACTTATCGGAAAATTCGCTATTCAGGTAATCAGTCAGCTCAGAATTGAGTTTTGATCTGTTTCCAGAGTAAATATCCATCATGGAGTAATTCGTTGTAATCTCTGAAATTTTCGATTTCAGAACAGGCTTCACACGGCTTTCGATGATATCGTCACCGTCCATACCTTTGAACTTCTTGTATGTATCTACAAGCGTATCCGGGTTGTATCGATATGACATCTGAAAACTGATTGCAATACTTGCATCATCAGAAGTAGCAACCTTAAAAGAGTCATCTCCCTTGCTGCCCTCTCTCTTGTCTTTCGACATTACCAAGATTTCATTACTTGTTGAGAACTCTTTTACTTTTTTCATCGGACCTACAAAATTCAATCCCGGTGAAAGCGTTTCTTTCTGTACTCCATCCCTATACGTGTAGACTATACCAGTCTGTCCAGTCTTAATCAATTTGCACGAACTGACCGTGAACGCTGCACCGATAACAGCTGCAACCACTACTACCGCGACTATTCCTTTTTTCTTCATTCGTCCATTTTCCTCTCTTTAATTTCTTTTTCTGCTTTCGCATTATCTTTAAGGATTGAAAGTAAGATTTTATTTCCTACCCAAGCCAAAAGCATTCCAATAATCAAAAATACGGTTAAGGCACCTACAAATACTACAAACATCTTAACTCACCGCCTGTGCTACAAAATATAATAAATTTCCAATAGATATTAACAACAATCCTACCGTGATTCCAATGTTGATTCCATCTCTACGAGCTTTCACCATGAAGTACAGCATAGAAGTAAACATTGCTGCCATTATCAAATTTGCAATCAAGAAAATTAAGTTGATTATCATTTCCGGTATCTCCTTCTCATTGGCAATCCGTGAAGTTTTCTCCAGTTATTATCAGCTTGCCGCCCTAAAATCATCCGTCTGATTTCTGGCGGTATCTTACGTATATTAACTGTAATGCTCAACGCTTTTCCATCGAACGGAAGAAGATCCTCTACGGAAATATCCGGCGATATATCATCAACGAATATTTGATTTCTTTCTACCGGAATATAGCTGTTTTTATGTTCATCAAAAATAAATAGTGAATCATTTCTTTCATCTTCGCCCATCAAGGAAACCTCCTAAATTGCATTCACGCTTTGAAACGCCTTAATCATCTTCGGAAACTGAATGGCTATCCAGTCAATAATTGTCTCTTCGTGTCCGAACTGCTTATAATGCTCATAGTTTGCTTGCAATCCACTTTCAGCAAGGAAAGCATGTATAATCTCATGCCGTAGCTGCTTTCGCATCAGTTCATCAAAATCTCCAACTTCATTTACATTGTCGTCCCTGATTCTAATTTCTCTCGATGTATAGTCACAATAACCATCAATATCTTTATCTTTGAATGGTTCCCTAATCACTTTATATTCAGTTCCAAGAATATTTACTGTTGTCATTTTCAAAGCATCTCCTACAGGTATTTGAGAATCAAACTGATAACTGCTATAACCGCAATCACAAATGTAATCATGTAAGTGAATCCAATAATCATAAACAATATCTTCTCACCTGTTTTGTAATTAGTCGTACAAGTAAGCCTTAATTTATTACTGGCACTTAATGTGTTGAAATACACTCTTGTAATAATATAAAGTGCTATGCTGATAACTAATAAAATTAAGGTGATTTTGATTAGCATATTATTATATAACTCCTTTTTATTTTTGGTCGTTATTTTTGGAGGTCAGAGACACCCGGGGCTGCGCCCCTCACAAACCCCCCGCCGGGACCATTCCAATGTCCAACAGTTTCACGCCACAGCTATCGAACATATGTATCTATACGACAAACACCTATTTGTTTAATACATCATACACAATATCTTGTGCCTACGCATTTTAGACCACGATATCTTGATTTCTGTATCATTTTTTGATTTAAATGTTAAAATACATCAAAAATCAAATGAAGATTCATCCGCGTCCTGATCTTCCAGCTGATCCGCTCCAATGTCCTGTGCTATCTGTTCAACCGTCTTTCTAGCTCCGGTGATCTGCTCCTGCTCTACTGCTTTCGTTTCTGCCATGCCGTAAGCAGCTTTAGCAATGAATATCTTGTTGGCATCCGTGCCCTTGGAGTTGCTCAAATTTGACGCTAATCTACCGGCGCAATATTGCTTCCATTTTTTTGCCGTCTTGGAGTGTGGCGAGGTTGGTCCGCCTCTATAATCTCCATTGATCCATGATGTGATGGTACTAGGATCTATATTGATCATCATGCTAAAATCATACAATGTTGGTAATACTCTATACTTACTGCATAATCTCTTGTATGTATTAAATAGATTATCTAATACCGTAATATCATTGTAATTATTAAGAGGTGTCATATTGTCTGAGATACTCAATAACATATCTGTAAACACTGTATAATCATATATACTTTCTTTATCTTCCAGATCAGATATATATCTATCTGCTATCTCTGTTATTTGACTTGTATATACTTCTATTCCATCTGCTGTAGTTATTGTATTATCTTTCATTCTGTATCACCTCCATAAGCATTGCACATATAATAGCGGTATATTACGTACATTGTCAATCAAAAATATCCCAGTGATATTAACTATATCTATCTGGAATACTATTTACTAACGCTATATATTGTATTTATAAACTTGTGATCTGCTCTTGCTTTTTCTGCATCGTCAGGCTCAGACTGACAAAGAGTCAATCTATTGACTCTCTTATATATTCTTATTCTTTCTCTTATTCTTCTTCTAGGGAGCTAACATTAGCATTACTGTTAGTTTTACACAAAAAAGACAGCCGTTATTGACTGCCTTTTTCTTGATCTTTTTTATTATCTTTATTTTTATATTCTTTTTCATACCACTCTAAAAAATTACCAAACTTTTCTTTTTCTGCTGTCTTTCTTGCT